ATGCAATCGAGCTTTGAACACAGTCGGGACGAGGTTGAAAAGTTAATGCGAGAGCGAGACGGGGCGAGGGAGCAAATCAAAGAGCTGATTTATATTTCAGAACGCGCTATCGCTTTGGCAGAGATAGATTTCGAAAACGACAAATTTGGCCTCGTCTCTGAGCTTCGGGATGGGGTGGAACGGATCAAGGAGGGCGCGAAATGAGTGATATAACAAAGAAAAATGCAACCTAAAATCTCCCTACGCCTTACAATCTGCGCCAACGGTTGCCCAGTCGGACCGCGCCTGGAGCGAGGCGAGAAGATGCCAGCTTATCAACACACCTACGACTTGGAAGATCGCGACAAGGCCGAAGGCGACCTCGAAAAAATCAAAGCCTACATACAAAAACACCATTTGCAAAAACAAAAAAATGACTGCTGACGAAAAACTAGACAACGAAATAATGTTCACCCGAAACGTGCTCTGTGGAATGATCCGACAGGCCGTAATCGACGCGAAAAACGACCGAGAGTATTTGAGTCTCGACAACATAAACGGGCGCGAAAGCAACCAACGAAGCGCGATCCAGTTCCTGAACTCCGAATTTTACCGCCATCTGTGCGAGGCTCTCGGCAATGCTTCGGGCATTGGACTCCCGCATGACCGCATCCGGCTGGAGGCGATGAAATGAGCGAATATCTCAAATTTTTAGAAAACAAGCGTCATTCCATTGGTGAGTTTGGATTCGATGCAAATTATACTCCAAGTATTGCATTTGATTTTCAAAAATTCATAATCGAAAAAGCTGTAAAAAAAGGGCGAATGGCAATTTTCGCGGATACTGGACTAGGAAAAACCCTAATTCAGTTGTCCATTGCAAAAAACATAATCAACCAAACGAATAAAAATGTTTTGATTCTAACTCCTTTAGCCGTTGCTTTTCAATTTATAGTCGAGGCTGAAAAGATGGGAATTGATGATATCGAATACTCCAAAGACGGCAAGAGCACTAAAAAAATCGTGATTTGCAACTATGAAAGGCTGCATTATTTCGATTCTAAGGATTTTGTTGGAGTTATTCTTGACGAGAGCAGCATCCTGAAAAACTTTGACGGAAAAATAAAAAGTCAAGTTACGGCCTTTATTAAAAAAGTCCCATATCGTTTTTTATCTACGGCGACACCGAGCCCGAACGATTTCATTGAACTCGGCACAAGCTCAGAGGCTCTTGGATATCTTGGTTACATGGACATGTTGACAAAGTTTTTTAAGAACAATCAAAACTCGGTTGATTCCAACAATAGAAACATCGGAGAAAAGTTTTATCTCAAGCCTCATGCTGAAAAAGATTTTTTTGCCTGGGTTAATCAGTGGAGTATTATGGTGAAAATGCCGAGTGACATCGGTTTTTCAAATGATAGATATGCGCTGCCGCAGCTTATTGTGAATAAGCATGTAATTCAAAATCAATCTTTGATCGATGCTTCGGGACAAATTCAATTCTTTACGCCGATAGCCAAATCAATGACAGAGGCGCGACACGAGCAAAAACAAACCGAGGAAAAAAGATGCGCAAAGGCCGTGGAATTGGCGGCAGGAAAGACTTCCGTTTATTGGTGCAATACTAATAATGAGAGCGAAATCCTAAATCAATCCGACTCCGAGGCCGTGGAAATTATCGGGAGCCAATCGATTGAAAAGAAAGAGGAAATACTGATGTCATTTTCGCGCGGCGAAATCAAACGCATCATAACAAAAGCCAAGATGACAAGCTTCGGATTGAATTGGCAGCATTGCAACCATTCCGTTTTTTTTCCTACATGGAGTTATGAGCAGTATTATCAAGCCATTCGTCGATTCTGGCGATTTGGGCAAAAGAAAGATGTCGTAATTGACATCGTAATTTCAGACGGACAAAACAGAGTCATGGAGGCTCTACAACAAAAAACAGACAAAGCAACTCAGCTATATAAAAACCTAACAGAAAATGTGAACAGACAATTCACAATAACCTCAAAAGAGTTCAACAAACAAATAATCAAACCAAAATTCATATGATAAAAGACCAAGAAATTACCGAAACCTATGCAATCTATAATGGCGACTGCATGGATGCATTGCCTCAACTCGACTCAGAAAGCGTTGATCTTTCTATTTACAGTCCTCCATTTGCAGGCCTTTACAACTATTCAAGCTCAGAGAGAGACTTTTCAAATTGTGAGAACAATGAGCAATTTTTAGAGCAATACAATTTTCTGATATCCGAAATGTCGAGGGTAACAAAACCAGGAAGAATTAATGCCGTGCATTGCACCGATGTTTTCGACAATACATGCCGCCTATGGGATTTCCCGCACGAAATAATTAAGATTCATGCGTCCCACGGATTTGAGTATCGTAATCGAATCACGATATGGAAAGAACCCCTTAAAGTCCGGATGCGCACCATGGTTCAATCTTTAATGCACAAATTTATCGTTGAGGATAGCACTCGATGCTTTACGGCCATGCCAGATTATGTGCTTATTTTTACAAAAAAAGGGGAGAATAAAGTTCCTGTAACTCATCCTTATGGAATCAATCACTACGCGGGGGAGATCCCTATTTTGCCAAACATATTAAGGGCGTGGAATAATGCAAATCAAACGGAATTTAATGCAGAAGAATTGTGGAATTTTTTGAATAAAAACAACAAGCTAAACGAAATTACAAAATTAAATCACTATATTTGGCAAAGATACGCTTCAAGCGTATGGGATGACATAAGAATAGACAACGTATTGCCATTCAGAGACTCAAAAGAAGAGGATGATGAAAAGCACGTACATCCCTTGCAGTTAGACGTAATTGATAGGTTAGTTGAATTGTATTCAAACCCTAGAGAGGTTATTTTGACTCCATTTATGGGAGTTGGGAGCGAGGTTTATAGTCCGGTTTCTATGGGGAGAAAGGCCATCGGTATTGAATTAAAAGACAGCTACTTTAAACAAGCCAAAATCAATTTATCACATGCCAATAAAAGGTTTAATTTAAAATCATTAACTCAAAAGGAATTATTTTGAAATGAGCGAATGGATTAAAGTCGAACACCACCTTCACGAAAAAGTGGAAGTTGCGGCTATTGCCGAGCACACCGGAATGGATATCGATACGGTGGTCGGAAAGCTCATAAAAGTGTGGGCTTGGGCGTCACGCAACTGTTACGCTGACGGCGTAACAGATGTTACGGCGTTACGTGTCATCCGTGAAATATCGCGTTGTGAGTCGTTCGATGAGGCGCTCATAAAAACAAGTTGGATCATCGTAAAAGGCGACAAAATTGAGTTTGTTAATTTCGACCGACACAACAGCCAAACGGCTAAAGACAGGGCGCTTGCAGGTGCAAGAATGGCGAAAAAACGAAGCAACGATTATGTTACGGAAAAGTTACGCTTGCAGCGTAACAATCGCGTAACCAGAGAAGATAAGAATATAAGGGGTGCAAAGCACCCCGAACCAGAACCGAAACGTTGCTTGTAAAATCTCATGCCAACCTACACTTCACAAAAAGCTGAGATTATCCAGATGCCCCCAGCCATACCGAGAAACGACACAGCGGAGCGTGTCGCGCTATCGTGCATTGTCCAGCATCTCTCGACCCTCGATCTCGCAACATGGTCAGACAACCTCTTCTTTAACCCGGCCAACAAACTCATTTTGGCAAGCGCCAAGGCATGCCACGAATCGGGTGCGCCGTCGAACGCTCTCAGCATTATTGCCCATATGGAGACCTGCGGGACGCTGGCAAGCGCCGGAGGATCCGAGGGCATCGTGGAAGTGCTCACGGCGTATCCTACCGGTGACCCAAAAATCGCGCTTTGGTATCGCGACCAACTTCTAACGGCAGCCCGATACAGAAGGGCTCAGGATTGCGCTACAAAGGCCGCTATCGAGTTTCGGACGATGGAGGGCGACATTGCCGCGCTATCGGGGGAATTAGCTGAAATTTCGGCTATGGTGGACCGCCCGAGAAAAACCCTGAAGGAAACCATGCAGGAGTTCATCGCCGAAATCGAAAGCACGGAGCCAGTTGAAGCATTCTCGACCCGCCTTGCGTCGCTGGACGGCATAACCGGCGGAGGTCCGAAACGCGGCGAGCTTTTCGTGGTAGCTGCCGAGACATCCGGCGGCAAATCGATCATTTTGCAACAAGTCGCACTCGACGCGGCGGAAAAACTCAAGCATGTGCTCATATTCTCCCTCGAAATGCCAGCAAAGCAGGTATTCGGACGTATGCTCTCAAACTTTACCGGACACCGCATAAAGACGGCATCGCAAGGCTTACTCTCCGAGGACATGAGGCGCATGCAACAGGGCATCGCTCACTTCAGCAAAATGAACCTACGCATCGAATCCGAACACACAGACTGGGAGGCAATCGAATCGGCGGCACGCGAAGCACATGGCAAGGGCCAACTCGACGTTTTAATCGTCGATTACATCCAACTTGTCCACCTCCGAGCACTCGGCAAAAATGAAACTCGCGAACAGCACGTGAGCGAGATCACACGCCGATTAAAGGCGCTCGCTTTGCAGCTCAGCATCTGTGTCGGCACAGCCAGCCAGCTAAACGACGAAGGCCGCTTGCGCGAATCTCGCGCGATCTCGCACCATTCGGATCACGTCTGGATTCTCGCAAATGGTGATAAGGGCAAGGTTCTGCGGATCGACAAAAACCGAAACGGCGAGCGTGACAAGGCCGTGCCAGTCATCATGCACGGGCACATTGCGAGGTTTGAAGAGGGCCAATAAAAAAACCCTTCGCGAAAAAATATCTTCACGCATACCTTCCGAAAAAACATAAATATGAACGAACCCCGCGACCCAGCAGAATACGACGAGGCCAGCTACGAAGTGGATTTTGTTTCAATTTGCGATGCTGACTCACTCAAGGCCGCTCGCCTCTTCCCGACCGAGCCGTCAATGTCAGCCTACCGCGAAGCCAGCGAGCGCATGATGGGAACGTTGAACACGTTTATCACATTCCTCTCTGAGCACGGATACGGCAAATCAAAAACCCTCTGGGGAATAGCCTACGCGCTAGGGCATCCGCTCACTGCCGGAATGTCGATGCTCGAGGCCGCGAGATACTTGGGATGCACGTAACAGGCGATCTCAAAATTCGCGTGCGACTTTCTGACCGAGACGGGGCTGCCTCCCTCATCGGCACTCAAGAGCGAAGAGGCAAAATCAACATACAAAATCACAAATGGAAATCGTAGAACACACACTCACGCTTG